AGGTTTTTCATCATGTTATACATGACTTCTGCGCCTTTGTCTATATCTCCCTCACCAGCGTTCCTTACAGCATCAGCTGTAAATACAAATTCATTCTTGGATAGTCTAGCTGGCACATCGTCAGCTCTTTCCATTCTGCCCATGTCTACAAAACCACCTGTCTCTCTGTAGTCCTTTTCTTTACCATCCATATCAATCAATGGCATAGTTTTCTTAGCTACAGGTTCTGCATCTCCACCTTCTTGATATCCGATTCTACCGCCGTCAGCTGCTGTTTGCCCTCCATAAAAATCAGTCCCTAATATTCTTCTATTTAAAGGTGTATTTGGATCTAATTTTTGTGATGCATAGTAGTCTTTTAAAATATCATTTTTTTCATCCTCTGTTTTACCTGCTAACAAAGGTAGTAGTGTTGCAAGAGTTATACCACCTTTTAAAGTTGGCATTAAAGATCCACCACCTGCTGTTAAACCTAGTTTACCAAATAAACCCATTGTTCCACCACCTGAAACAAAATCTGGAACACCAGGGACACTTGCCATTCCAAATAATTTACTTTTAAGTCCACCTAAACCACCACCAAATTTAAACAACGCTGCACCTAACGCGACTTTACCTATTGGTGACTTTGCAAGTTTCTTAACACCTCTTACAGCTTTCTTTAGTCCTTTTGCTATACCACCTAGTAAGAATGCTTCTCTGTCTAAGCTGGCTATACCACCACCTGCTAATCCTATTTCTCTACCACCTGTCGTTAAAGCTGGAAAAGCACTTTTTATATAATCCTGCACATCTTTTTCAGTAGCGTATGTGTTTGGATCTCCCGCTACAATTTTATCTGGATCAAATTCTTTACTAAAAATTCCACTTTCTGATTCTGGATTTAATTTTTCTAGTTGTAATTTTACATTTGCTGGACTGTCATAAGTAAAAAAATCTCCGGTTGCGTCTACTTTTGAAACTTTTTTACCTACTTGATTTAAATAATCGACTTGTTCTTGGTTAAGTCCTGCCACTTTCATATCCTCATCTTCTTCATCTTGATATAAATTTACTAAATCTTTTAAATCAAATTTTGTAAAATCAGATGGTGTTTTAATATCTTTTTTTGTTTTTAATGTAGTGACACCTCCATCACCTCCACCAACATTTGTAGGAGTTGTTTTAGGTCCGTCTCCACCGCCTCCTATATTAGTAGAAACTGGACTATGTTGAACAACACCACCGGCGCCTGGATTATAACTTCTACTATAAGATCCTTCTGCAAATCCTATTCGTCCACCATCAGCCGCAAACTCAGTATCCTCTTCATCTTCAAATTGAGTTCCTAAAAATCTTGTTCCCGCAATTCTTGGAAAAAGTAAAGATAATGGGTTTACGTATCCTGTTACTTGTTCTTTTGGTTGACTTACAACAGGTGGTGCAAAAGGTATTGGATCTCGTCCATCACCTCTAAAATTACCTACAAGCTTACCTTCACTGTCATATGAAAAACCTTCTACTGGATTACCATAAGCATCTGTTTTACCAGCCATTCTATTTGCCATGTACTCTTGATATTCTTCTTCTAAATCAAAATTTGGATCTTGAAGATCTGCAAAAGTAACTCCAGGTATTTTTCCTGCTCTAATTACATCTTCAAAAAAAGCTCTATTTCTTGCTGTTGTAAAATCTGCAAATTTTTGTATTGGTTTTTTAAAAAAAGTTTCTGCTATATAACCACCTGGAGTAAATTTAGGAAAATTTACCGGAGTTGTAGTTTCTTTAAAATCTTTTAAATCTTCTATATTACGTTGTCTAGCAACTTCAGATCTTATTGTTGCTTCTGCAGCATCTTTATCCATTCCTGCATAAATACCAGCTTTATCTGTTCCAAACATAGCTGCTGCTTGACCAGGACTTATTCCTTGTGATTTTGTTGTTCTACCTTGAACCTCTTGTGTTTTAGCACTTCTGTATCCTGGTCGTTTACCATCTGTAGATGGTTTTACCAACATACCTCCGTCTTGTAACATCTGTTTTGCTTGTTGTGCTCTAGTTATGGCCATCGTTCTATTCTATTTTGTTTTACTAAATAAATCAAGGCTAGGCATTATGACATTTACATCTTGAGCCATGTCTTTTTCCTTATAACCTTTTGATTCCCAGTCTTTTCTTTCCTTAAAAAGTTCCCCTGTTTCTTTGTGTCTATACGTTGTTTCTACTTTTGCTGGTTTTAATACTTGCATTACGTTGTTACCTCTCGCGGCTGTATTTCTAATATAGAAGCTATGACGTGCAGCTCGTTCGCGTCAGCAGCTTGTACTTTAAGCACCTCACTCTCTTCCATTACAAGAGGGTTGGTTAAAAGTTCTGTTGTTGCTTTTGATGCTATAGCTTTATCTTTAAACAAATTAAAAATAGCACCACTAGAATTAACTAATGTTATAGTTATTGTGCTTCCTGATCCAGCATCTTCAGACACTAGTAATGATTTAACAACAGCTGTTTTAAAACTAGGCACCGTATATAGTGTAGTTAGATCTGTTGTAGTTAAATCTGCTTTTTTATTTATAAAACTATTAGCCATTAATTTAAAAAGAAGTTTTGAGCTTCTACCTCATCTTTTAATTCTTGTTGATATGTTGTATTTAATTTTTCAACTATTGCATCAAGATCTCTAACTTGTGCCTCTGCCGTAGGCAAATCGTATTGTTGAGCAGGTCTTGTTAATACTTGTACTATTTTTGCCATTATCTACGTCCGTCTGGTTGCACATCTAATCTAAATGTTCCTAGTTTCCAACTTTGTTCAGCAGCTGTGTTTTCTATCTTTAATGCAATAGCTCTCGCTCTTGCACGTGTGTCGATTTTTTGTGTTGATGTAGTGATATCAAAAGGTCCAAGAGAAGAACTTGCAGCCGTGTCATTTGGAAAATTTCTTAGGTTTAAAGTTATTCTTGTTGCTCCTGTCTGTGCTATAAAGTCAGGTATAAATCTTCTTATCTTCATTAAAAATTCACCATCTCCTCTAAATGTTGCAACACCTGTAGCTTGTCCTGTGCCTTGTGCTCTAGCTTGCGTAATATCAAAATCTCCAGATAATATGTTAGCAGTAATCGCTGTGATAGTTCCATTTCTATTTTCGTCAGTTCCTGTTTCATGTTCATAATAAGCGGTTCTACCTTCAGTATTACCAACAACATCAAAAGATGTATCTGTGCTTGCATCATAAAATAATGCATGTGGTTTACCAAACACAGCTGAGTCTCTCCACATAGTTCTAGGTAATGTCCCTACAGTCCAAACAGGTCTTTGTGGAGATGAATCAAAATAATTATAAGCAACCATTTTGTTAACTACGTCTGATGTAGAAGAAGGATAAAACCACATAACTTCTCCAAACAAATTATTTAAACCTGCAGATATCATTTGATTACCTGATGCTAAATTTATGTCATCATAAACATGGTCTTCTACTAAACAAGGTAAAGATTCTAATCTACCAGCATATCTAAAGAAACCATTTTTAGACATCCAATATGCAGCGCCATCAACTTCAACACATGCGTTTTGACCTGCGAGTCCACAGTTAGTTCCAACTTGTGCAAACGCAAACGTAAATGGTTGACCAACAAAACGTTGTGTAAATAACGCATTGTCTGTCCAAAGATATATTGCATCTCTTCCTTTAATTGCTCCCATGATCCGTGATCCATCAGACAATCTTTGTGTTCCTGCTGTATTGGTTGCTGTAGGTGTATAAGTATTTATATCTTCTTGAGATGAAAACCTGATAAACATATCATCTTGTGTGGTAGTATCACCGATAGTTGTTTCTGTTCCAAAAAATACTAAGTGACGATCTGGTGTTGATACAACCATGTGTCTTGATGCAGTGGGTGCACCAGATATAATTGTAGCTCTTGTTGAAGTTGCATTTCCTGCTGCAGAGTTCCATTCAAAACAAGCACCATCATGAATTAAACAAATTGCTTTGTCACCAAAATTATCTAATGACCACATACCTGGGTCTAAAGCTAAACCTTCTTGTGTTTGTTCATTCCAAGCGGCATAGTCTGTACCGTTAGTGACAGTTGCGCCATCACTATGAGTTGCAGCAGTCGTTCCTCTAGCTCCTCTAGTTACACCAGTTAATGTGTTGCCACTAATACCTGTGTATTGAATCATTTCTGTTCCAATTAAAACGAAGCTAGTTCCCGTGGATGGAAACTGCACCGCACTTGTTAAAACTATAGTTGTTGTGCTGGCATCTATTGCACCATTTAAAGTAGTTGTAACAGCTCCTGTATCTTCACCTCCATACGAACCTAATCCCCAACCATAACCTTTTTCTTGAACAGCTGTTCCGACAGGATAGTAATGTTGAACTCTTATACCTCCCGATGTTGTTGCACCAGACCCTGATTCATTTGATGGCATTGTAATAGTTAGTGTTGTTCCGGTAGGAACTGAAGTTACCATAAACTTTTTATCGTCAAAATCAGACGCTCCAAAGTTAGAATCTGTTATAGTTGTAAAGTTATCTAATAAAATTATATCGTTAGGTGATATTCCATGAGCCGTTGAAAAAGTTAATGTAACTGTAGGTGATCCGTTGTCCGTGCTAAATGCACTTGTAAGCGTTGTTGTGGTTTTTATCGGATGTATGTCATAAAATACATCTCCTTGATATGCATACAAAATTCTATTTGTGCCTATAATAGCGTATCTTTGAGATAAACTATTTAAGAAGTGATGTAATCCTCGCCCTGCTCCTGTTAATTCGTTTGAGTTAGCATTTCCTAATTGATTCCATCCACCTATTTTTTCAGGTGAGCCGTATCTAAAACGAACATTATCACAATCTACCCACTGTCCTTCTGCTCCAGTTTCTGTGATTTGTTTATTAATACCAGGTTGAAATCCAATTTTTTGTAACATAAAAGACCACTATACAACGGTTTTAATTTTTTGATAGTATTATATTCTACTTTAGTTGACAGATCAACTCCTCTAAAGTGTTCTAGCCACTGGTTTATTTTCATTATCTATATTTCCAGCTATGACAATTCTAGGTCTATTGGTTGTTTGTTTAGGCACGTAATGCTCATACTCCCCTCTCCAAATTAAAAGAGTTCCTGTTTTAGGTTTAATTTTAAGATGACCAGGGTTAGAAAAAATAATAGGTGCGGAATCTTTTGATGTCTTTACATAATAAGTAAAAGAAAACATATTTAAATGTGAATGTTTTTTTGTTTCTTGTCCTTTTTTATAGACTATTCCCCACATGTCATTACAACAAAAATTAATATGACCTCCTTGTATTGGATCAAATTCATCATATTTAGGTAATTTTTCTAAACAAATTATTTTTAGTAATCTCGCATAAGAATCAAACTTATCAGCCATCTGCCAATGAGTCATATAAGCTTTAACATTAGTCGTGTGATTTTGAACATCTCCTGTGCTCAAAGTATCTTTTTCTAATTGTTTATTAAAATCTTTAAAATCATCAAGATAACTTAAATTATCTTCAAGAACATTCATGGTTGTAGATACTTTTATTTTATGAATTTGCATATTTTATATTTTCTTCATATGAACCATCGATATTAAAATTAATAATACATCTTATATTTTTTTGAGATTGATAAGCTGTATGTAAATATTTTCCATCAAACATGACAGCAGTTCCCTGTTTGGGAGTTATTTTTTTAATAATTTTTTTATTTTTATCAAAAAAAACTGTATCTCCATCAGAATCTAAAACATAATATAAAATAACTGTATACCTATCTTTTCTCGTAGGTATATCACAATGTGGAGTATCATAAGTTTTAAACTTAGGATTTGGAAATTGTAAAAAAGAATTGACTCTTAATACTTTTAACTCATGTTTTTTTTTAAAAAAATAAACTATAGGTAGTATGTTATTAAAATATTTTGAATTTATTCCATTTTCAATAGTACAAAATTCATGTTGCATTCCAGATCGAGCTTGTTTGCTAGCACTAATATCTTTTATGAAATACCAAGGAAATATTCTATTTTCTAAAAGAAGACTTTTTATTTCTTCTTGTTTCTGCTTACTAATAACATTCTTAAATATTTTTAAATTCTGCATTTAAACCTAACTTGGGTCTGGTATCATTTAATAACCCTTTATTGGTTGAATAATGTAAAAAAACTTGAACACAAACTTCTCCATTAAATTGATTTCTCCAATGTTCTAAATCACAACCTCTATAAATTAACATGTCTCCTTCATTTAAATTTATCTTAATATCTTTTTTTCCATCATTTAAATATATGGGCCATTTATCTCCACCTAAAAATAGTGTTGTCGATATTTCACAACTTGGTCTGTCTTTATGTTTTTCTAAAACATCACCTGGTTTATAAGTTCTCGCATATGAATATGTTTCGTATAATTTTAATTTTGTTCCTTTAATCATTTTAGGTTTTACGTATAATAATAATGTTTCCATTAAAGGATCTGCATAAATAGAAAATGTATTAGGCACTTGATCATCATTCCAAGTTCCAAAGTTTTTATCAAAAGGAGCTAAGTAATTATTTTCTCGCATGTAAGCGATAGCATTTCTTTTTATCAATAAATAATTATATGCAATTTTAGCTAATTCTTTTGAAATAGCTTTTTTAACTATAACATATCCTTTCTTTGATAAACTCATTTTAAATAGTTTAAATTCAATACCGCCCTACAATCCATGTCTGTTTGACTAACAGCTCTATGTTTTAATTTTACAGGAAATTCTACATACATGTTTGATATACTTTTTATTTTTTCACCAGATTCAAATTCAGTGTATCCATTGTTATCATTTAAATAAAACAGACCAGTTGTAGTAATATCATTATTAAAATCTCTATGCATGATAGATCTTCTAGGTTTATCTGTTCTAGTTAATAAATTAACTTGTGCTCTAATTAAACTTGTATACTTTATTCTCATTTTTAAAGAATTCATGATTCTATTAAAGTGATCAGAATTAATAGCATCATTATCATAGAGTTTATGAGAAAAGAAAAAACCATCTTTGGCATTTGGATTTTGTTCTTTTTGATAAAACCAAGAAAAATTTGAACTTGAGATTAATTGAAAAATATTATCAAATTCATTTTTTGATAAAAAATCTTTAGTAACTTTTATATCTTTATTTAGATGTTGCATGGTCTAGGGCTCCTTTTGGTATTGCTTGAATGTTCCAGTGTATAAATCTAAAAGGTTCTTTTCCATGATCTACAACATAGGAATGAGGTAAATAAGAAGGAAAGAATATCATGGTTCCAGGTTTAGGAATATAATTAATAGAAGATTGAGCATCATTAACTTTATTTTTATCAAGCATAGGTAAATCATTCATTACTTTTCCAGATCTAGGATCATGAAAAACAGGTCTTGAAGTTTGTTCACTTCCTTTTAAAAAATAAAAACCAGAAATATGTCCATTCCAATGTGTATGAATTTCATGCCAACCTCCGCCATTTTTAGAAAATTCTTGTACCCACAATTCTGTTATGAATAGTTTATATTCGTTTAAATTATAACCTTGGTCTTTCGTTAATATTTGATAAGCAGTATCATTAATCATTTTTTGAAAATCTCTCATTTTTACTTCTGGAATTAATGAAGTAGAGTGATGCGTTAATGAAAAATCTTTTGTTTTTTTTATGAGTTCTTTATTTCTTTTTCTAGCTTCTTTTATATAGGGATTTGTAATTTTATTTAAATCCTTTACAAAAGAGTCATCAAAACCATAATAAATTGGACTAATAAAATAATTATCTCTTTTTAATTCAATCATAATAATTTATGTTTACAACAATTCTTTCATCTTTATCTGTACAAGTAGATCCTGTGTGTCTAACAGATGCTGGAAAAAATACAAGTCTATTTGTTTTACTTTTTATTTTTTTTCCATTTTCAAATTTGGTGTATCCATTATTTGTATTTATATAATATACTGCTGTTTTCCAATTAGCTTCATGATCTTTTATATGTTGTGCTGTATCTGTATGAAAGCCATGTTCTATAATTTTATCTGTTTTCCATAAATAATTAGCTTTAACTTTTATTAAAGCTTTTACTTTTAGTTTATTAAAAATAGGGATTAAATTATCAAAATAATACGAATTAGGTTTATGTGCGTTATAGAACATATGGGTAAATTGTTTATAGTTTTTATTATCTACAACTCCATTAACAAACCATGGAAATTTATTATCTCTAAAAAACATGTCCTCTATTATTTTAAAGTGTTCGTTATCTACAAAATTATCCATAATCTTAATCATACTAAATTAAACCAACCAGTTGTTATATATTTTTCCTCTTTAGGAGCTACAATACCTCTATGTTCATGAGTAAAATCTGTAGGCCAAATTAAAGTTAAACCTTTCTTAGGTTTAATTTTTATTTTTTGATGAAGAAATTCTGTTTCTCCTCCTTTATTTACAGTATTTAAATAAGTCATGTACACCAAACCTCTAAAAGATATAATATTATCCGACACACCCCATTCTGCTCTTTCATTGTGCCATGTTTTAAAACCACCTCCTGGAGGATAATATTGAATTAAATTTGTAAAATTTGTTCTATACCTTCCTATTAATTTATATTTTTTTACATACTCTCTCACACCAAAACTTAATGTTTCAAAATATTTAAGAATGGTAGAATTATTACTAGGATTAAAATACATAACATCTATAGAATCTTTTACTTCTTTATTTATTTCATCATTACCAAAAGAACCTTGTATTTTGTATTCATTATTTGTTTTATGATAATGTATTAATTCATCACACAAAGTTTCATCTATATTGTACTTATGTATAAACGTGTCCATTATTTAAATGCTTTTCCTAAACTCCAACATACTAAACTATATCTTTTTCCTTTTTTAACTTTAGATACTTTATGCCTTATGTGAGAGGGAAATACAATAGCAGTCCCTACACTTTTTTCTTTTATTTTATGTGTTAAATTTGGATTGTTTCCATTTCTAAAATTAAATAAAAAATCACCTTCTTCATAATTATTATTTAATAAAATTGAAGCAGATATCTTTCGTATTAATCCTTTGTGTTTACCTGTTTGATAAACTTCATCACCAGCATCAACATGCCAATCGTAATGTTGATCTCCTCCATAAATGGTAAATTGTATATCTTCACAAGTTTCTATATCGAAGTTCCAACCTGCATTTTTGTTTGCATCCTTAATGTAATGCATAACTGTATTTTTAAGCCAAGGCTCATCGTTCCAAACAACAAAAGAATTTCTAATTTTTGAAATAGAATTATCTCTTACTGTCCCTCTTTCAATATTTTTTTTATTTAAACAATATTTAATAATATCAGAACAAATATGTTCTGGTAGGGAATTAGGATACATCCAACTTTCATTTTTTAATAACATTATTGTATTTCAATATTTATATTTGTAACTATGGTTATTCTATTTCTTTTATAAAGTTTTTTAGATATTGGTATTTCATGTTCTAAATAACCTGGAAATATTATAATATCATCTTCCATAAAAGCATTTTCATAAAAAACTGAAATTCCTAAATTTTCTTCGTGATTAAAATCTAAACTTTTATAATATTTGTTTTTAAACGATTGTAAATATCTACCTGTTTTTTCTGATGGATTATAAAATAGAGTGGGTGAGTGTTCTTCATCATATTGTAAATAATGAATACATGAAAAATCTGAAGGTAAATGATAATGTTTTTTCATAAAATGATCTTTGTTAGTACAAGTGTAACTCATAATTTTAAAGTTATATTTTAATACAGTGTTGGGTTTAAATTTAATTTCCGATATAAAATTATGAAAAATTTTTTTATATTCTTTTTCTAAAGAAGAATAATTGGGCTCATTAAAATCTTTATTATCATTATCAAATAATGAATGATGAATTTTACTTTCAGATGGATAGCTATCATCAAATTTATTTCTAAAATATTTCTTTTTAAAATTTTTTTCTATTGTAGAAATAATTTTGTTTTTATCAAATGTTAATGGATTAACTTTATATTTATAAATATTATGTTGAAAAATAGGAATTATCATTCTAAACTTTCTAACTGCATATACTTGCAATTATTTATATATTATTTAAGTAAAAAGTCTAGTTTCCTGTTGCAGACCAAGAAGAAGAATTAGGATCCCATGCAAATTCATTATTTTCACTGTCATAACCTAACCATCTTAAATTGTCCTCATCCCAAACTATAAGGTAAGGAGCATCATCTCCATAAGTTAATACGGTTGGATAAGCTACTGGGGCTCTATAGTTCCATTCACTAGTATCTAATACCCATGAATCATAAGGTTTTACACCTACAAAAACATCTTCTGCAGGTCTGTATTCACCACCCACTTGAGCGTATGAATGTCTTTTACATCTAGGGTCTCCTTCTCTTTCTTCAAAAGAACGAGCATTAACTGTTCCATCAGGGTTTGTTTCAGTAACTGTAGGAACCATATATTTGCCATTGTTTGAGTTATATGAAGTTTGTTTAAACGTACCTTTAAAAGTATTGTTTACCCATTGCTCTGCTTGTTCAGAAAAATCTCCACCGTTGGCATCGACATCGCCATTACCAACTTTGATAACGTCGATTACTACATTGTTTTCATCTAATTTTGCAAAGTGTGCCATTATATTGTTAACGTCCCTGATGCTATAAATCTTGCTATTTTAACTGTACTACAAACTGTAGATACTTGATTACCTGTCCCTGTGACTGCTGTATTACCAGGTCCACATGGAATTCTAATTACTACAACTCCAGAACCTCCATTAGCGGCAGTTCCCATTTGTCTTCCGCCTCCTCCTCCAGCTCCAGTTTCATCAGTGCCGTGTCCGCCACAAGGGCCTCCACCGCCTCCACCGCCAAATGCATAAGTTACTGGTGATCCTGTAATACTATTTGCTGTTCCTGTTCCTGGTGATCCATCGTTTCCATTATTGGCATTACCTCCAGAACCGCCGTGGCCTCCACCACCGCCGCCTTTATTATTTGGAGCGCTAGGTGTTTGTTTACCATTTCCTCCTGGATTACCTTGTGATGGTGATGTTGGGGGAGTGTTACCTGAACCTCCTGGTGATGAATAAACAGACATTCCGCCGCCTCCCGAACCTCCGGGTTGAGTACCTGGAGCACCGCCTCCACCACCTGCTGAAGTGACAGAAAATGGTGTGCATGCAAAAGCTACGGAGTCTCCTCCTTTAGAAGAAGGTGTATTGTTTGAAGGTGATTTAGCTCCTCCACCGCCAACTGTAATTGTATAACATCCAGGGTCTAATTCTACTTGGGAAACAGAGCCACAGCAAAATGAGAAACGCATCCCTCCTGCGCCGCCTCCGCCGCCTCCATTATTACTATCGTAAATTCCACCACCGCCGCCTCCAGCGACAACTAAATAATCTACATTTACAGGGGATGCTCCACCGCCTGAACCAAACCCTAATATGTTTGTTCCAAACCCTGTTTTTCCTCTTCTTGGTGTAATGTTTCTAGTATTCTTACTTGAAGTAAGTGTTGGATCTATTTTTTTCATATTCTTTAACCTTATGCGTCGTTAGCAGCATCAGTAGTGAAGAATAATTTGATTCCCAATAGTTTTGCGTCCGCACTTAAATCATCTGCGGATACATCTCTTGAGATTTGAAAGAATACCTGTTCATCTGTACTAGGTGAACCTGCAATCGTTACTGCTCCACTTTCTGCCGTAACATCTAAATCGTTTGCTGTTCCACTGTGGGCTTTTGCAGTTGGTCCGACTCCCGTACCAAAAGCTGTGTTACAAGAATCATTGTCTGCAATAGCAACACCTTGCAATATCCAAGCAGTTGTACCTGTATTTGTTGAGTCTGCTGTAAAAAATGCTTGAAAAGTCACTGTTCCTTCATTCCATGATTTAGGAAATGCAACAGCAAATTGTGCAAACTCATCACTTGAATTATCAAAATCTAAAGTTTTAATTTCAGGACCATTTGATAGTTCTACTTGTCCAGCTGCAGCACCGCTAGTAGTATTAGGATACATTGCAACAGCAGGTACCCAAATAGTTTCTTTGCCCGCAACTTTTACTGCTGAACCACCAGCTTGAACAACACCATTTCCATTTGGTGCTATGTTAATGTTTCCATCAGCGCCATCTGTAATTGTAATTGTACCAGAGTTAGTTCCTGAGTTTGTATCTAAAACTAAATCGTGAGCACCACTTGTTGTAAGTGTTGCTGCCGCTGCTCCAGTCCCAATTCTAGTTTCTCCAGAACCTTTTGGTTTAATATGAACATCAACATTAGTCTCTCCACTTGCACCTATAATAGGTGGGTTTCCTGTTGCAGCGTTTGTTATTTCTAATTCATTTACCGCAGAAGCAGTTGTTTGAAATATAACTTGTTCATTTCCATTTGCATCTGCAATAAAACCTGCGTCTGCAATTTTTGGAGCTGTTAAAGTTTTGTTTGTTAAAGTGTCTGTAGAAGATGCTGTTATAAATCCACAATCATCTATGTCTGGATTTGTTCCATCATTAGCTGTTGCATAAACTAATTTTACTGCAGATGGACCAATGGTTACACTGTCTCCTGAACCTGACACATATTTAAATACTACGTTTTGTGATCCACTTGTTGAATTTTTTAAAATATAAAATTGTTGAACGTCAATAGGAATAGTTACGTTTCTAGCTCCTGTTAAAGAACCTGTAAATTCTATAACTCTATGAGATAGAGTTGCACCAGTAGAACCATCAGATACTGAAAGAGTTGTATCTCCAGAATCAGAAACTGCTTGAGTTGTAAAACCACCAGAAATTTGTTCTATGATTTGTAAATTGGTATTAGTTTTTGTCCCCCATGTACCGGCATTTTCACCAGTTGCTTGAAGTTCTACCCCTAAAGGTGTGTATGTTGATGCCATAATTTTTTATCTCCTATTACGCTGCTACGTCTGTATAACTTGTATTAGATCCTGTGTCAATAGATTGATATGCTTGAATTCCAAAACCTGTTGCAGTACCAAATGCAGCAACAGAAGCTGTTGCTGAAACACCCGTTAATCCAATTACATCTGCAGGAACGATTGTTCCAACATTAACAGTTGCTGAAACTCCTGTCAACCCAATTACATCTGCAGGAGAAATAGATCCTACAGCAGAAGTCATGCTTAAACCCGTTGGTATAACAGAAGGATTTGATGTTATAGTTAATTCACCAGCACTACTTGTTAAAGAATATCCTGTTACTCCTATAGAGTCTGCAGGTGATATTGAACCTACTGCAGATGTCATAGCTTGGCCAGTTAATCCAATAATTTGAGAGGCTGCAGTTACTGTGCCTAAACTTACGGTTGCAGAAACTCCTGTTAATGAAAAAGATACATTTCCTATAATCGTTGGTGATCCAACACTTGCTGTGGAAGATAAACTTGTTAATCCTACTACGTCTGCAGGATTTATAACAAATTGTCCCCAACCTTGTTCTTGTCCGTAAGATCCATTACCAAAATTAGAACCAACGCTAAGATTAGATACCATTGCATCGGGCGCTGTTATATCAACTGTTAAACTTGATTCACCCCACGTTTCAAAGTTCCAAGAATCTCTACCCCAACCTTGTTCAGGAAATGTAATAAGTTCTCCAATAGAAACAGTTGCTGAAACTCCACTTACAGAAATTGTTTCATCAGAGAGTTCATCCCATTCACCATCATTCCAAGATTTAGCACCCCAACCTACTGTAAAAGCTTCACTTATTCCCCATAAATTTGTGCTCCAAGTTCCTGCTCCCCAGAAATCGACATTAGGAGTATTTGCTTGTCCTCCCATTCCAGAGTGATTAGTGCAATAATAATATAAAGTCGGTGCAGAGGATGCTACTTCAATTTGTGTGTAAGCTCCAGACGATCCTGGAGTTCCATTGGTTGTTACATTAGTTGTATACTGACTCCCTCCAGAGTGTGTTCCATCAGATGTTGTAGAAAATCTTAATGGGTGACTGCTGTTAGATGAATCTGATTGATCAAATCTAAAAGTTGCACCTTCAACTAATTCTAAAGTGGCTTGTTGAACACCATCAATAAAATATTTGTTTCCACTACCGGTGCTAACCACCGTTACTGTAAAGGTTCTAGTAACGGACATACCGCGTTACCCCTTTACGCTATTCTAATTATAGCGTTAGTTGCGTCTGCTGTTGGAAATTGAATTGTGAAAGTTCCACTTGTTACAGTTTTATCTCCACCAAATGCTATAACTGCAACAGCTTTATCAGATTGTGTATCATTATATATTAACGCACCGTTTGCTGTAAAAGATGCTGAAGAAAAACTTACATCTGCAAAGTCACAAATAGCTGTTGTGCTGTCTGTAGTTGGAGTAACACTTGTAAGAGTCGCACCACCTGCAGTGTACGCAGTTCCAGATGAATTTGTTATTTCGTTTGTCGTAGCGTAAGCCGTAGTGCCTGCTCCTAAAGTTGCAGAACTAGTGTATAAAGCTATTTTAAAAGTGTTTCCAGTAGTCGCTGTAAAGTTGTGTGTTCCAACTAAAAGCTCTTGTTTGAAACTTGTACAAATTGCCGATGTTATTGCCATAATTTATCTCCTAAGGGTTTGCTGAGGTTACCGGAATACGAACAGCGCCATCAGTGTAGTCATCTCTTCGTCTTCTGCCAACTTGTTCATTAGCAAACTTCTGTACCTCTTGTTTATATTTATTTTCATATAATGTCAACATATCTATCGGACCTTTTAAAAATCCATATGCTTCTGACAAACAGCAATATAATAGCCCATTTGGAAAGTTAAGACTAATATAATTGGTATCATCATTTTCTAGTAATGCAGGGGCTGCATTATAATGAACTCTAAATTTATAAGTAGTATCAGGGACTGGAGCAAACATCATTCTTCCAGAAGTAGTATCAGATTCCCCTGTACCACCCCCAAACATAGCGTAATATCTTGGTTGACCTCTTTTAGCTGATGCCGTTGAAGATACATATTCTTGTAAATAAGTTATATCTTTTTTTTCTAGCCACACATTAGGACCAGTTATTGCTGAAGTAGAATCATAAACTTGTATGCCTCTTATAAATACACATCCTGCTGGAGCATTAATTGTTTCTTGACCAGTTACTAAATTACCTGATTGTTGTTTTCTATCTGCATCAATCGGTACATCTCTAAAAATTCTATATTGTGCATTTAAAATAATATTTTCTAAAACAGAATCTGATAAAACATTAGAGTCTGTTTCAGTATAACTTCTTATTTGTGTTTTTAATCCTGATGCACTTAATCCAGCCATTATATTGCTGCCTCTCTACAAATAGGACAATTTTTTTTATATCTATTATGTGTGCCACATTTTATAGCTTTACCATCTTTGTTTGTATACTCCTCAACATATGGTTCTGCTTTTTCATACAAAACAAGATGTGGATCTTGTTTTTCTGGTGTAAATATATTTTTTATCCAATTCCAAATTTTATTTATCATGCCGTTACTGTTACCGGTCCTGCTGATGCAGATCCGCCTCCTCCTGATTCACTTATACTAGATGTTGTGCCTGTTGCAAAGGTATAATTATCATTATCTACTTTTGTAATTACATATCCTGCAGCTAAATTTATTGTAGCTGCAGCAACTCCACCAACTACATTTGCGTCTCTAAATCTAACTCTGTCGCTTGTAGATCTACCGTGATCTGGTTCATTAACAGATATAGTTGTTGATCCATTTGTTGTTGTAAAAGCATTTAATGGTAAAATTCTAGGAACAGATGTTTCTATTCTATCAGGTCTAACATTACGTAAAGATATAGAATCACCATTCATAGGTTTTGGTTCTAATTGTGGTTGTTTTGGTTCAAACTCCGATACATGCACAAATGATCCGTTCCATTCTCTTACCATCTCTTTGTATGGAAATTCCATACCAGATCTATCAGATATTGCTTTTGCGTATTTTCCTGTTGCGTACTTTGCCATTATGCTCCTGGATAATATGCTTTTGGTGTAATGTATGTACTAGAAGCTGAACCATCTTCTGCTAATGCTCTTGCTAATTCATCTTCGTAATACAATTTCATTTGTTGTGTAAGTTGTGGTTGATACTTTTGTGCTAAATAAAAAGATAATCCAGCTATCATACAAGGCACAAATCTAAATGGTACATCAGTTGCATTTGTATAATCACCAACATCTTGTATTCTTTTTATATAATAAAAATGCATGTCTTTAGATGCATTTGTTGAATCTGGTGTTGGATAAACATGAACTCTAACTTTATCAATAAATCTTTCAACCCAATATTGATTAGGTGTGCCTTTTGATAACTTATTTGAAAATCCTGCATAAGTTGATCTATCAACTTTTGTCATTGGACTATCTGATTGAGTTGTTTGTGTTCTATTACTTCTTAACTGTGCTTCAAGGACATCGGATATTCCGTACACTCCATTTGGATTTGATGTAGCACTTGTGCCATCATCACTTGATCTAAAAAAATCATACTCTGCTTGACCTTCAATTAAATCTAAATCAAGTTCATCTATTTCCCAATAGTGAATACCTCTGTTACCCCATTCTTGAAATAGGATATTAAGAGATCTTCTTGCAGATTTTAATTGATAACCCGCTACAGAATTTAATCCAATACGTTCGAAAGCATCTTCTATTATTTCATCAATAACAAATGTTTTGTCGAACGTTGCTGTTCCTGAAGTAGTGTTAGCCATTTAACTCCTAGCCAGTATAACCAATAGTAACAGAAGTAGTATTAGTTAAATCTAAATAAATA